TGTGGGTCTCCGCCGGGCAAGGCACCGCGTGAACCTGCCCGGCGAAGCTGGTGAGGGGTTACGCCCCGATGATGCCGCCGATACCGTTCAGCGCGCCGGAGATGCCGAAGGCATTCCCGATCCCGCCGATGCCGCCATCGGCACCGATCGCGGCGCGGATCTCGGCATAGCGATCGATCCCGCCGACGATGTAGGTTCCGGCTACCATGTCGATCTCGTAGAGATCCTGACCGGCTGCGCTCAGCTTGTAGTAGCTGCACACCGTCTTGATTTTCTGCTCGGTGTCGTCACCGGGCTTCTGGCTGCCGTGATCGAGCTCCTGATGGCGCCCGCGGATGACAGCTTCGACCGCGGTGACCGAGCCGTCCTGATCGGACTGGTAGGCACCCATGAAGCGCAGCAGCACACCATCGTGGCGGACGATTCCCATCTGCCGCATCGAGCGCGCATCATGCCCGCCAATGGTCCATTCGAACTCAATCGCCTCGAGCCCGTGATCGATCATGATCGGACCCAGCATCCCGCCGCCGCGCCATTCTTCCATGGCCTGGACGATCTTGGGCAGGGTGACGGTGGCAATCTCCCCAAGATGGGAGTTGCCTTCGTTGAAGAGGTTCATGTTCTTGAGCTTGCGGGGCAGCATGGCGTGATCCTTCTGTTAGTCCGGTGGCGGGAGCGGGCCTGATCAGGCGACGCCGTCAGCGAAGTTGGCGTAGTAGCGATCGGTGATCCGCTGATTGAGGGTCAGGCTTTCCAGCGGGGCGACGGGCGTGAAGTCGTAATCGATCACCAGCTTGCCGGCGGCGAGATCGGCCGCAGGGTTGAGTGCTGGATCGTACCAGCAGCGCGCACCGATCAGGGCGCCTGCCGACACAAGTGCGCGGAGGCGGGCGTTCACGGTCTCGACGATGTCCCGGATCAGGATCGCGTTGAGCGGCTTGTCGATTGCCCAGAGCAGCCCGGCCGCGATCTCGTCCTGGATCACCTGCGCCGAGCGGGTCGCGCTTTCGAAGGCGAACAGCGGTTCGTCGCTGGTGGTGCGGTTGCCCCAGAATTTATAGCCGTCCTGACGGATCATGGTGGTGATGTCGGCAGCGTTGAGCAGCGCGGCATCGTTGTTCTCGGTGTTGATGTCGAAGAAGATGTCCTTCGCCAGTCCGGTCACCCCATCGACGCCGATGTTCGACAGGGTCTTGAAGAACCCGATCTCGTTGTCGATCCGGGCGCGCAGGCCCATCGCACGGGCGACCGTGTCAGCGCCGCCGGCCACAAAGCCCGGCCAGAGCAGCATCAGCTCGCGCGCGGAGAAGGCAGCACGGTAGAGGATCGCCTCCGCGACATCATCGCCGACCGCCATGGCATAGGCCATGCCGCGCAGCTGCCGGGCAATCAGCGCCAGTTCAGTGGCGACCTCCTCGGTATCCAGACCCGGCGCGCCGATTATGCGCGGGCGCACGCCAAGCTGACCCTGCGCGGCAAGCAGTGCCTTCATGCCGGTGTAGCTGCCCGCGGTGCTGCCGCCGATTACCAGCTCATCCTGCGTGGGATCTTCGGCATCGCCGGTGGTGACGCCAACACGCACCACCACCACAACCGGGCTGGCCTGATCGGCAATCGCCTCGAGCGCGGCCTTCAGCGTGCCGGTGGTGCCGGCATCGCGGATCGCCGAGCGGATATCGGTGACCAGCACCGGCGTATCGAGCGGGAAGGCCGCATCGAGTGCGGCAGTGAGCGGACCAGCGACAGCGCCAGCGGTGGCGACCAGGCCAATGATGCTGGTGGAGATCGCCCGGATCGGGCGGGTGCCATCGGTGACCTCGAGTACCTTGATTCCGTGCATGGTGAGCTCCTTCGTAAAAGTCAGGCAGGGGCCGGCGAAGCGCCGGCGGTCCGGATTGGGATGGACAGGGTGACGCTGGAATTGGGCGTAGGCAGATCGGTGCGCTCGCCCTCGATCGTGAGCAGCGCGGCGCCGGCAGACAGGCCGCCGGTCAACTGCAACCCGAATCGCTTGACGCGCAGGCGTGGCTCCCACTGACGGATCGCGAGCGCGCTTGCGGCGAAGATCAGTAGGCGTGTGGCAGGGTTGAGCGGCTGATCGATCAGCCCGAACAGCAGCGACCCATAATCGCGGCGCATCACGCGGCTGCCAATCGGTGTCGACAGCAGGTCGCCCAGCGACTGGGCGAGGTGGGCATTGCCTTCGATCGGCTTGCCGGTGCGGCGATCCATGCCCCTCATGGCTGCGGCGGCCCACTTACGCCGCCGCCGGTCTGCACTCCGGTATGGCGGTGGGTCTTCAGGCTGACCCCGTCGCCGGTGACATCGCCATCGGCGACGATGGTACCGGTGGTGGTCGTGCTGCCGTCGATCGCAACGTTGCCGGTGATCGCTACATCACCCTCGATCGTGACGCCTCCGGTGGCGACGATCGCCATGGTCGCGCCGCCCGTCAGGGTGATGTCGTAATGGTGAGCCTCGGGATCATAGCCGATCTCGGCCCCGTCGCCGAAGCGGACGAACTCGCGAAGGGTGCTGCCAGGTGCCGGGAAGGCGTTGCTGTAGAGCGATCCGAAGGGGATGGCCTGGGCGATGTCGCCATCGGGGCAGAACAGCAGCACCTGCTCGCCCACGCTGGGCGGCGACCAGATGATGGTATCGCCAGCGCGGATCGCGCCCCACTTGATGCTGGTCGTGGCGACCGGCTGTTCTTCCGGATCGCCGATCTCAAGCATGCAGGTACCAGCGGCCACATCGACCGACAGCACGCTGCCCACGCGCAGCAGCTGCGCGACGTCTCCAACGTGATCGGATGGGGGCTTGACCATGCAGACATGCGATGACGATCCCCGCGCAGGAAGCGAGGGCGCAGCTCCGTTGGCGGGGCATCAACGGGGTTTGTAGCGGCGCGAGGGGTGCCGGAAGCGCTGCTCGTTAGAGATTTACGGCCACCAGCTGTCGTTGGCGAAGTCGGCCGGGATCGGATCCATGGCCTGCAGCGCGAAGCTTGCCGCCCAGATGGGCTGGCGGAACTCCATAGCAGCGCTCAGCACCTCCTGCCATTCCAGCGCGGTCACAACGGCCGGTCCGGTTTCGGTGACGATCTGGATCGCAAGTGAAGGTTGGCTCAGCGCGATCGCCGCCGCTGCGCCCTTCGATACCTCGTCCCACCCGCGCATGTCGCGCTCGGTCGTGGCGATCCTGTGAACCCCGCGCGAATCGCCGAAGTTGTAATCGAACCCGGCGGCAAGGCGGCGATCACGTTCCGCAGTGACGTCCTCGCGCCGCGCCGCCGTGATCGCGGCAAGCACCGCCTCGGCCTCTTCTGCCGGCAGATCAACCAGCTGGAACTGCTGCTGCCAGACCCCATTGACCAGCGCCGGTGCCAGCTCCTCAAGCTGCTGGGTTGGACTGGGCACCGGCGGCGCGGTGAGCTCGACCGGGAAGACCTCGAACCCAGCCAGCGATGCCGGATCAGGATCCGCCGGGAAGCTGACATTGGGGTGATCGCTGCGCAGCTGCGCCAGATCATAGGGGTATGCGGCAATCTGGCCGGCGGCGAGTTTGACAAGGGTCATCGGCTACAGTCCCAGAATGTAAGAAAGGGAGGCGACAGCGGCGACATCGGCGCCGCCAGCGTTGGCGGAGGAATTGGCGTTGGCGGCAGAGGTCACGGGCCCAGCGCCGAAGGCGCGGGATGTGGTGAACAGCGATTCAGCAGGCGTCGACAAGGTGAACCCGGCGAAGCCACCGGCCGGCAGGATCGCCCGGCGCAGCTTCATCACTGAGGCGACCTCACGCCCTCCGATCTCCGCATCGGCGAGGCAGACATAAAGGAAGGTTGTATCCAGCGCGATGGCGACGATCCTTGCAGTCGCGTGGCCGATCCTGATCTGCGCGGCCAGCGCCCCGGCCGGGGTAATCGAGAAGATCTCGTTGCTGTTGGCGAACCACGGGGTGTCCCCGTCGACGATGACCAGATTGGCACCGCGATCCCCTGAGATCTTGTATTGCCGCTGCCACAGGACCGTGCCCGCAGCATCCACTTTCGTGACCAGATTGTTCTGCGCAAGGTAGAGATTGCCGGAGCTGCCCCGGGCCAGATCGAAAGCCAACACCGAATTTGCACCGTCATCATCATCCAGATTGGTCAGGATCGTGCCACTGGTGTTGATAGTGGTGAAAAGGGCAAAGCCCCGCAGCGGGCTTCCCGTGAGAAGCGTGCTCAGGTTGATGAGGTTGGTGCCATCAAACAGCAAACTCGATGCGAGCAGATCCGATCCGGCAACAGCCAGCTGCCGGCGGAAGGTGACGGTGCCCGAGCTGTTGACCCCGAGCACCAGCGCGATCTGATTTGCCCCTGTCGAAGGGCGGGCACCGCAGGCGAAATAGATGGTGCCCGTCGATGCGACATGGATCGAGTTGACGCCGGAATTGGAACCTGTAGCTGTTGGCCCGTCGAGCTTCGCCCACAATAGCGCGCCCGCCGCATCGTAGGATGCCATCAGCAGCCGCCCACTGAAGCTGGCCTGTCCGCCGACATAGGCGTTGCCCGAGGCATCAAGCGCGACCTTCGCGAAGCGCCCGGACAAACCCGACAGACGGCGGGCCCATATGACATTGCCGAACCGGTCGAGCTTGAGCAGCACGGGAACACTGCCCTCTTGCCCGCAAACGAAGATATTCCCGCCGGTATCGATCGCCATATCAAGGACGATCACACTATCCAGCACGGTGCCATATTGCGCCAGCCACGAATCCGACGAACTGCCGAACAGCAGGCGATCGAGCAGCATTACTTGCTGTCCCGCATCAGGTGCGATCCGCGCCAGGTGAGGCCGCCATCATCAGTGATGAAGCCGAGCAGGTCGACGCCGGCGGATTGCAGGGTCGGCGCGATCCCGCCCGGCCACTTGATCCCCGCCATCCACGTCTGCGCCCCGAGCCCGCCATTGGTGAGCTCGAGCAGGAAGTGGAAGGCTCCGGTGGCCGGCACGTTGGTCACCGTCCAGGTCAGCGCGCCCGTGGCCGTCTTCGTGAAATAGTTCCCGACCGAACAGTTGACGGCCGAGGCGGCCACCGCCGTCACATTGCTTTTCACCCGCGAGCCGATGTCCACCTGCGGCAGGGTGGCCAGCCCGGTGATGTTCGGGTTTGCCAGGGGCGCCTTCAGCGCCAAAGCATTGGTGATCGTGGTGGCGAAGTTGGGATCATCCGCGAGCGCGGCGGCCAGTTCGTTGAGGGTGTTAAGCGTACCGGGAGAAGCATCGACCAGGGCATTGATCGCGGCGGTGATCGCGGCTGCGACGAAGGCGGTGGTGGGGATCGTCGTGTCATTGTCACCCGGTGCCGGCGTTGGCGCGCGGGGATTATTGATGAACACTGGGCTGTCCAACGGCGCACCGCCAAGGTTGGCGAGAGCGGCAGCGGGGCTATCGACGTCTGACAGGTTCGCATCGATCTGCAGGAACCGCCCGTTGCACCAGGCTTGGGTGGCGAAGACCGCGCTTTCATCAATGCTGATCGTGACATTGTCGGTGGTGGCCACCCGGATCGAAGCGCGGATCAGCATCTCGCGCGCGCTGCCCTCGGTCGGATCGGGCTTATAGGTTTCGGGGAAATTGCCGTAGGCGAACAGATCCCCATCGACATCGAACACGCCGATCTCGCGCACGGTGAACGGCCCCGCTGCCATCGGAATCACCGCTTCGGCAATCATCACCTGGGCATCAGCCACGCTGACCGACAAGGCGGAGAGATCCCCGCGCCAGACTTCGTTGACCAGTGCGATCTCTGCCCCGGTCGGGGCGGGCACGGCCGCCCCGCTGCCATCGCCAGCGGCCATCTCGGTCAGCTGCAACGGATCGCCAGCATTGGCCGCAGCGATCTTGGCCGCCCCGGCGCTGGTCAGCTTCATCAGGAAACTCATGGGGCGGGCTCCGCTTCAATATCGATGATGTCGGTTGCAGAAAGGGCTGCCGCGGCGAAGCATGTGCCCGCGCGGTTCAGGACGGGCAGGATCTCGGCATGGCTGCGCAGGTTCTTGGTGCTGAGCACCACGCGCTCGAGCGTCTCGATCGCTCCTTCGCCGGGTGCTTCTTGATCGATCGTCAGGGTGACCCGGAAGGTGTAGGGATCACCCGGCGGTTCCTGTTCGAACCATTCTTCGACCGCGATGTTCGACCCCAGTGCTTCGACTGCGATCTTGAGCGCGCCGACCGTGCCCTTCTTTTCGTGCACCAGGCACGACGCGGAAATCACCGCGCGCTTTTGCGCTTCGGTCCAGGCGGGGTTCCATTCGTCGACCGATTCCGCCCAGGCGAGCCAGGGCAGCAGCGCGGCCGGGCAGGTGGCGGGATTGTGGAGCGTGCCGATCGGTACCGGAACATCACCCACCCGCGCCGTCGCCTGCGCCAGCGCGCGCTCGGTGGGCATGGCGTTGAACGGCAGCAGATCAGACATCAGGTGCCCCGGCCACCGTCACGGTGATCGCGTTGGCAAAGAACGCCTCACCATCGACCGCCACCAGATTGGCGGCGGGCGCGGTCAGATCGACGCCTTGCACGCCTTCGCGGTGAAGCGCCGCGTAGAGGCCGGACAGGGTGACGTCGTATCCGAGGCGGTGCACTGCGGCGGCATAGGCGGTGACCGCCGCTTCTGCCGCGGCTCGCACCACCTCACCATCGGGACCGGGGAAGATCGTCAGCTCAGCGGTGATCGCATAGGTGGTGACGTCGGCGCTTTGCACCTCGACCTGATCAGTCAGCGGCCGAACGGTATCGGCGGACAGCGCGGCTTCAACGGCGGCGAGCAGCGGCGCGTCGGCGGTGCCATCGCCGGTGCGCGACAGGACATAGACCACCACCTCGCCCGGGTTGGGGCTGACCGCCTGGATGTCCTTGACATCGGGGTCGGCCGAAAGACCGTGGAAGATGTAGGCGCCTTCGCTGCCGGCGGTGGTGAAGCCCTCAGGCGAAAGTTGGATGCGCTTGCGGAAGTCGGTGTCGCTCTCCCCTTCGAGGCGCACCACGCCCTTGTTCGCGCCGATCTGATCGAGGTTGCCCCCCGTGGCGAAGGCGAGCATCAGCCCCCGCACCTTGTCGTTCATGTCGGCGCGCAGCAGCAGCTCGCGCCAAGCACAGACCTGGATGATCTTGTAAGCGGGATCGCTCTCGACCAGCGCAGTGAAGGTGGGATCGCGCGCTTGAAGATCGGCGAGCATGGCCGCGACGATCACTTCAAAGTCGAGGGTCTGGACCGCCTCGGGCGCGGGAAGCTCCGACAGGTCGAGCTGGCTGATCGCGGAGAAGGACATGAAGCGAGCGATGGCATTCGCGCGCGCGATGGCTAGGGGGCCGCTCCGTTGAGGGGGTGTTTACGGGGTCGACATCTAGTGAACTAGCTCTAGCCTGAATTGGCACAGAATCGGAGGCGGCTAATGGATGATGAACTTGCGGAGATCAAACAGCGGTTAGCATTCACTCACGAGGTGGCATGCATGGCGATGTTTACCCTCAGCCGTCTGATGCCAGTCATGGTCAAGCGGGGCATTATTGATCCCGACATCGTCGAAAGGATCCATGGGCTTTATTTGAAGCTCGAAGCAGAGCCAGATTTCTTGCCGCAGGATGTGGGCAGGATGGCGAATTGGCGAGAGATCCTAGGACGTGAGGCGGATTAGTTGCCTGCGAAGTGCTTGAGCACTTCGTCAACCAGCTCGTCCCGTTCCTTGCCGAACCCTAGCAGGCGGCGGGCTTCGTATTTGGTGCGGATTACCTTGCCCCCCTTCGTCTTTCCGACGAAGCCTTCCAGCCCGTAGTGGTGGGTCGCGGCAGTGGCTTCGACCGAGCCCTTGCCAAAGGCCAGCTCGCCCTGGTCGGCACTCACCTTCACCTTCAGGCTGCGGGTCTTGCCGATATTCCGGAACATCTTCTTGCGGCGACCCCGGCCTTCAACCTCACGCGGTTTGCGGGGCGTCATGGCACCGCCATCAGGAT